AAGCCCCAATAATGTTAAAAATATCTGCATCATGCAAAACTGCTGCAAAAAAGAAGTTTAAAGTTTATCCTTCAGCATATGCTAATATGTGGGCTTCTAAAACTCAAAAAGCAGGTAAGTGTTAAATTATGGAATCTCCATTTTTAAATATTAATAGTCCAATCAATTGCTGGAAAGGCTATCAAAGAGTACCTGGAACATCTAAAGGCGCAAAAGGTAGTTGTAAAAAATCTCCTGCAACCCAAAAACAAACTGGTGGCGGTACTAAAAAAGTATGTTTGCCTTTAGCTAAAATTAGAAGCATGAGTAGCGGTGAAAAATCATCTGTTATTAATGCTAAAAGAGCTGCTGGTGCAAAAGGTAAATATAAAAGATCTAGTAAAAGCAATGTTACTGGAACTAAAAGCAATAACTTAAAAGACTGGGTAAAACAAGACTGGAGACAGGTTGCTAATCCTAGTTTAAAATGTGGTGAAAAATCTCCAACAGAAAAAAAAGGAGACGTAAGAAAAACTATTGGTAAAGGTAAAAATTTTAACAAAGCTAACGATAGTGGTACTGGTGCTGCGGCAGGTGGAGGTATGACACAAAAAGGCGTTGACTCATATAAAGCTAAAAATCCAAAAAGTAATTTACAAACTGCTGTAACTAAAAAACCTAGTGAATTAAAACCTGGAAGCAAGTCTGCTAAACGTAGAAAAGCTTTTTGTGCTAGATCTAAATCTTGGAAAAGTAAAAGAGGTTTAGCTGCTAGACGTAGATGGAATTGTTAAATAATAATTATGGCATTTAAAATTAAAGCACCTTATAAAATAGACAACACACCTAGATACGAAAAGAAAGAAGAACCTGGCGTGTTAGGTAGAGCTAATAAAAACGGCACAATAGTAATAAACTGTGACATAAAAGATCCTAAGCAACGAAAAGAAGTTGATGATCATGAACTAGTGCACGTTGAACAATTTAAAGATTTTGAAAAGTCTGATGGAAACAAAGGACTAAACTACACTAATGATAGTGTTACTTGGCAAGGGGAAACTTATCCAAGAAAAAATGGAAAAATAAAATACAAAGGAACTTGGAAGGTCGAAGGACACCCTAGCTTCCCTTGGGAACAAGAAGCGTATAAAACAAATAAAAAATAAAACAATGCCAAGTACTAAAGAAAAAAATAAATTTAAAAATAACGTAAAAACGCCAAAAGCACCAACACTTAAAACATACGCTGAAGCTTACGCTACGCGTGGAAAGAAGTATCAAGACATGAGTAAAGCTGATTACATAAAAGAAGCTAAAGCTCAAAACCAAGAAAAGTATGGAGATACTGATATTGGAACAAAAAGAACCGTTGATGAAAGCAATAATTTAAAGAATGGTAAATATAAGAATTTGCAAGCGGTTCGTAAAAAAGAAGTAGCAGCTCAAGCTAAAAAAGATGCTACAGGAGAGGATGCTAAACGAAACAAAGCTGATGCTGCTGCCAAAAAGAAAAAAGAAACTGATTCTACAAAAATGAAAACCAAAAAAGCTGTAATTCTTAACCCTAAAAAAGGACCTGCTTCTACACCTGTAGATCCTAATAGAAAAGTAAGTAAACTTACTTCTTCAAATACCAAGAAAAAACTAGATGAAGGAACATTTAAGGAAGATAAAGCAGCTACTGAATCAAAAAGAAAAGAAGTAGTTACAGATAAAATTAAAGCTGGTGATAAAAAAGCTGGTAAGAAAGCTGGTTTAAAAGGTGGACTTAAAAGAAAAGCTAATAAAGCTGGTAAAAAAGTTGGCAAAGCAAAATCAAAAAGAACAGCTCTAGATAAAGCAGGAGAAGCAACTACTAGAAAAGAAGTAAAAAAATCTGGTGTTAGAGGTAAATTTAAAAGAGCAGCTATGGATGATGTTGCAAGTAAGAAAAAGCAAACAAAAGAAAAAATGGAAGAAGTAATATTGTCAGCTGCTACATTTAAAGACTTTGATCAAATGGACACCAAGAATGCAATGGAGACAGCTGATGTACAAGCGCCTAGCACGATGAATGATGGACCAATTAAATATTTTAAGCAGTCAATTAAGTACGACGTAAGAGAAGCTACTAATCCTAATCTAACTTCTAAGGCTAGAAAACACTACAGCATGAATGCTGAAGCAGATATGAAATCCCCTGGAAAAATGTATAAAGCTCCTACTGAAATGTATGATGCTCCTACTGAAATGAAAGGTGCAAAGAAAAAAGGTGGATCTATACTTTCTAAATTTATGAAATCTAAATAATATGGCGTTTAAATTAAATGATCCAAGACCAAATGTTTTAAAAAGTAAAGGGCTCTTAAATGAGAGTCCTTTTAAAGCTGGTGGCAATACAATGGCTTATAAAGCTGGTGATCCAGTTACAGCAGAAACAGTAGACAAAACTAAACTTGCTAGAACAATGACTGGAATTACTAGACCAGTTTACGATCCTGAATCTGTTAAATCAAACAAAGAAGTGAGAACTAAAGAGTTTAATGAAACTACAGAAGGAAAAAAACTAGCAGACAGAGTCAATCTTCTCAGTGGAGCAATGCAAGGACCAACAGGCAAATTCAAAGGAAAAGGAGAAAATGAAGGTAAATATTACTATCAAGACCAAGAAAAACCATTTGGCGAGCAAACTGTATTTTTTACTCCAGATGACTATAAAAGTGCAACGGACACTTATGCGTTAGCTAAATCCGATTTTGCTAGACCTTTGAATGATGCTATGAGAGCTAAACATGGAGATGTGGCTACGTTCACTAGTGGACCAACTGACCAAGGAGGTTTAGTTCAGGACTATGGAGAAGTTTATGAAAGATCTGGCGGCGATAGGTATGAAGCTAGAGATGGTAAAAATACTAGCGTTAAGAGACCAATTAACAACGAGTAGTGGCTGTAAGTAAAAAATTTAATGAAACTAAAATAGGGGCTTTTTTAAAAGCAAAGGCTCCTAAAATTTTAACAGCATTAGGCGATATTCTTCCTGATCAAGGGACTCTTGGTTTAGTAAAAAATCTTATATCAAGTGATAATAAGATTAAGCAAGTTGATAAAGAACAAGCTATGAAGCTTATAGAGCAAGATATAGTTGAAATGAAAGAGGTATCTAGTCGCTGGAGAAGCGATATGAAAAGTGATTCATGGCTTTCTAAAAACACTAGGCCTTTAACTTTAATATATCTAACATTATCTATGACAATATTCATAATACTAGATTCCACAGTATTATTAGAAATAAAAACAGGATGGGTTTCTTTAATGGAAGCTTTATTAATAACAGTTTATGTAGCATACTTCGGAAGTCGTGGTGCTGAAAAAATTACAAAAATAAATAAATAAAAATGGCAGGATTTAACGCATTTAACGAACGACCTGGTTTAGAAGGAAATACAGCAGCACAACCAAGAGTTTTTGGTCACGATGTAATAGCAACAACTCCATATTGGAATTTTACAATATCAGCTGGTGGGACAGGTTACACTAATGATAGTGTTGGTGATACTGTCACTGACGCAACTACTGGTTTTGAAGCTAATATAACTGCAGTTGCTGGTGCAGCTGTAACAGGCTTAACTATAATAACTAAAGGATCTGGAATTATATCAGGTCAAGAATTAACACTAACTGGGGCAGTTCCAGGAAGTGGTTTGAAGATAACAATATTAGCAAGCTCTTTGTCTATTGCTACCGCAGAGTCAAGAGGAGCTATGATATATAATAATAAAACAGCAGCACAAGATATATCAATAATAACAGAAGCAGGAACAGCTGTAACTTTTAAAAGTGTTCCAGCAACAGAATACGTAGGATTTACTCATCCAATATTAGCTATAGAGCTAACTGGTGGTGATGATATTTTAGCAGTATATTAAACAACAAAAAACAAACAATAAATCAAATCAAATCAAATCAAATGGCAAAATTAAAAAAAGCAGAACTTGAAAAAGTTCAAAATACAACAAGTAAATACAATGAAGCAATTCAACAATTAGGATATTTTCAATTAAGTCAACAAGAATTATTAACTAAAGTTTCAGAATTAAAAAGCGAAGTAGAGAGTATAAAAGTTGATTTACAAAAAAAATACGGAAACGTTGAAATTAATTTAGTTGACGGAGAAATTACTGAAGTTCTAGAAGATGTCGAAAATAAGAAAGATTAGTATAGGCGCTGATTACAAAAACGAGGCTATGCATTATTCTACTGGTCAAGAAGTGTATGGTGGGCATACTATTAGTGATATTCTTTTTGAAGATCAAGATAAATCATATAATATTTTTATAACTAAAAATAATGAAGTTTTACCTTGGAAAAAGTTTAACGCTAATATGGCTGTATCTGTAGAGTATGATCTTAAGTATTAGTGAAAAGCTTATATTATTTTATTGTTAAACCTTTAAACAATAGGTATGACAATACAAGAAGAGTTGCTAATACTGATCTTATTATTAACACTGGCATTGAAAATCATAGGTTCATTAGTAAAAAAGCTGTAGTAGTTTCGACTCCTGCAGCTTATAACACTAAAATAAGTATAGGAGATGAATTATATATTCATCATAATATATTTAGAAGATGGTATGATCAAAAAGGTAGAGAGCGCAACAGCTCTACATACTTTAAAGATGATTTATATTTTGTTTCTTTAGAACAAATATATATGTATAATCTTAAATCTCATTTAAATTATTGTTTTATTAAACCCTTAAAAAACCAAGAGTTTTTAAACAATAGAAAAGAACAACCTAATGTTGGTATAGTTAGATATACTAATAAGACCTTAGAAGCTCTAGGAATAACACCTGGAACACTTATTACGTTTACCCCAGACTCTGAATTTGAGTTTATAATAGATGGTGAACGACTTTATTGTATGAAATCAAATGATATAGCTTTAACCCATGAATATAAAGGAAACGAAAAAGAAAATAATCCAAGCTGGGCAGAAAGCAGTTGAAGAATTAATTAAGGTGGCAAAAGAAAAGATTGTAGACTCAGACGACGATGTAAGCGCTGATAGATTAAAAAATGCTGCTGCAACAAAGAAATTAGCAATATTTGATGCTTTTGAAATATTAACTAGAATACAAATAGAAGAAGATATTTTAAATGAAAAACCTAAAGAAGTTAAGGAACAAAAAACTTTTAAAGGTTTTGCGGAAGGAAGAAGTAAGTGAGTTACGAACAAGCGTTATGGAAAGAGTTAAAAGATGTAGTTAACTCTAAAATATTAAAGAAACAAAATCGTTTCAAAAAATGGGAGTATGGTTATAATTCTGAGTATGATCTTATAGTAATAAGTAAAACTGGACAAATTGGACAAATCATTGAAATACAGAATCTCAGGATTGCTTTACCAGCAGCAGATGAGCCGTTTAAACGAAGCGAAAAAACAAAGGAACAACACTGGCAAAAATCAGATTATCCAAAAGAATTAAGTAGAATTAAAAGTAGATTTGACTGGGAGGAATATCCAGTTGAATTTAAAGAAAAATGGTATGACTATATCGATAAAGAGTTTAAACATAGAGATGAAGGTTTTCACTTTTACAACAATGGTATTAGTACTTATATTACTGGTACTCATTACATGTACTTGCAATGGTCAAAGATTGATGTTGGAGCACCAGATTTTAGAGAAGCAAATAGATTATTCTTTATATTTTGGGAAGCATGTAAAGCAGATACGAGATGTTACGGAATGTGCTACCTTAAAAACAGAAGATCTGGATTTTCATTTATGTCGTCAGCGGAACTTGTTAATCAAGCAACAATATCTAGCGACTCCAGATTCGGTATTTTATCTAAATCTGGATCAGATGCTAAAAAAATGTTCACAGATAAAGTTGTACCAATATCCGTTAACTATCCGTTTTTCTTCAAGCCGATTCAAGACGGTATGGATCGTCCTAAAACAGAACTTGCATACAGAGTTCCAGCTTCGAAACTTACTAGAAGAAAGCTTGAAAGTAATGAAAAATTAAGAGAACTAGATGGTCTCGATACAACTATTGACTGGAAAAATACCGGTGACAACTCTTACGATGGTGAGAAATTAAAATTATTAGCACACGACGAAAGCGGAAAATGGGAAAGACCGGACAACATATTAAACAACTGGCGAGTTACAAAAACAACACTAAGGCTAGGATCAAGAATCGTAGGCAAGTGTATGATGGGCTCAACTTCAAACGCATTAGATAAAGGTGGAAACAATTTCAAAAAATTATACTATAATTCAGACGTTACAAAAAGAAATCGTAACGGACAAACTTCTTCTGGACTCTATTCTTTGTTCATCCCTATGGAATGGAACTACGAAG